CAGATTCAGGAGCTACAGGGCGAGCTGGCGGGTGTATACGGCGAAATGAAGCGGCAGGCCGTGCTCGACCTGACGGAATTCGCCGGGTATGAAGCCGAGTTCAACATGACCCTGCTGGGCAAGATCGTGAAGACGGTGGTCCAGCTGAACAAGCCCAGCATCGAGCAGGTGGCCGCCGCAGCGCTGGCCGATCCCCTCGACCTGGAGGTCGGCAAAGGACGGCAGCGCATCAGCATCGCTGGCGCGCTGGACCAGTACGGCACCAAGAAGAGCGCCGAGATCATCAGCGAGATTCGCATGGGATCGGCACTGGGCGAGACGACCGGGCAGATCAGCCGGCGGCTCACCTCGTTGGGCGTGCAGCAGCGCGACCAGGCCGCATCGTTGGTTAGGACCATGACCAACCACATCGCCAGTTCCGCTCGGCAGCAGGTCATGGCCGACAACGACGACATCCTGAAGGGCAAGCGCCGCGTGGCCACGCTGGATGGCAGGACAACGCCGCTATGTCGTGCTCTGGACGGCACTGTGGTGCCTATGACCGCGCCGTCACCGCCATTCCATTGGAACTGCCGGACCTCCGAGATACCGGTGCTCAAGGATGAGTTTGCCCGGGAGATCCCCGGTTCAACCCGTCCAGCAGTCGGACCGGATGGTGCCGAGCAGGTCAGCAGCAAAACCACCTACGGCGAATGGCTCGCGAGGCAGCCAGCAGCCTTCCAAGAAGATGTGCTGGGGCCGGCCCGCTACAAGCTGTTCAGCAAAGGCGAGCTGACCATTGACAGATTTGTCGACGACGAAGGCCGCACCCTGACCCTCAGGCAGCTGCGCGAGCGTGAGCCGATGGCTTTTGAGAGGGCTGGATTGAACTGATCCGCTCCACAAAACACGCAGTCGCCATTTCGTGGCGCGCAATTCCAAGCCCTGGCTGAGCCGGGGCTTTTTTGTATCCGCAGGCAGGGCCTGCTCAACGTCTCTGGGAGACAGCAATGACCTTGAATTACCAACTGGACAGCCTTGAAGGCGTCGAAGAATCGGTAGCAGCCCTGTACGTAGAGAAGGACGGCAAGTTCGTCCTTGGCATCGAGGGGCTGCCGCGGCAGGAGGATGTCACCGGCCTGAAGGCCAAGGTGGAAGAACTCCTGGGCGAGAAGAAGGCGGCCGAGAAAGCCCGCCGTGAGGCCGAAGAAAAGGCGCGTGCCGAGGCCGAAGAGGCTGCCCGCAAGTCGGGCAACGTCGAGGAGCTCGAGAAGTCCTGGTCCGAGAAGTACAACCGCCGCGAAGCTGAACTGACCGGCACTCTCGAGAGCGAGCGCGCCACCCTTCAAGCTCAGATCCGGGATCTGACCGTGGGCCGCACCGCCACCGAGATCGCGACTGCTCTGGCCGTGCCAGGCAGCGCCAAGGCATTGCTTCCCCACATCGAACGCCGGCTGAGCGTCGAGCAGCGAGACGGTAAGCCCACCGTTGTCGTGCTGGACGCTGCCGGCAAGCTCTCGGCGGCAACGCTGGAAGAGCTGAAAGCAGAATTCACCAATGATCCGGCCTTTGGCCCGCTGATCGCTGGTAGCAAGGCATCTGGCGGCGGGGCCGGGGGTGCTGGAAAGGGCGGCGGGGCCGCAAAAGGAAACATCGGCGGCACCAAAGAGGAACGTACGGCGGCGATCGCTGGCCGGTTCCCAGACCTCCCACTGAAATAAGGAAAAACATCCATGTCCCTGACCCAAATGCAGGTCTTCAACGACTACATCATGCCGGCGACCATCGAGACGCTGGATCAGATGCTCGTTGCGTTCAACGCCGCCAGCCGCGGCGCCATCGTGCTGTCCCCGGACGGCTTCACTGGCGACTTCCTCCAAGAGTCGTTCTTCCAGACCCTGGCCGCCGCGCAGCGCCGGGTGGATCGCTACGCCGCCAACGGCGCTGCGCCGATCACCGACCTGACCGAGCTGAAAAACACCTCGGTGAAGGTGGCCGGCGGCTTCGGGCCCGTTCGCTACGAGCCGTCGCAGATGACCTGGCTGGAGCGCCCGACCGCCCAAGGCGTCGAGGTAGCATCCCGCGCGTTCGCCGAGATCCTGCTGAAGGACCAGCTGAACACCGCCATCGCCGCGCTGGTGGCCGCGATCACTGCCCAGGCCGCCGCCGTCAACGATGTTTCGGCAACCGCCGGCATCACTCAGGTCGGCCTGAACAACGCCCACGCCAAGTTCGGTGACGCCAGCCAGAACCTGGTAACCCAGGTGATGCAGGGCACCACCTACCACAAGCTGATCGGCCAAGCCCTGACCAACTCCGAGCAGCTGTTCCAGGCCGGCAACGTTCGCGTTGTCGACATTCTGGGCAAGGTCTCGGTGGTCACCGACGCGCCAGCCCTCATGCAGGCCGGCACTCCGAACAAGGAAATCATCCTGTCCCTGGTGCAGGGCGCCGCGCTGGTGCACGACGGTCGCAACATGGTCAGCAACGTCCAGACCTCCAACGGCAAAGAGCGCATCGAGACCACCCTGCAGGTGGACTACGACTTCGGCCTGGGCCTCAAGGGCTACACCTGGGATCAAACCAACGGCGGCAAGTCCCCGACCGATGCCGAGATCGCCACCGGTACGAATTGGGACAAGACCGCCACCAGCATCAAGCACACCGCCGGTGTGGCTCTGATCGGTGACGCTTCCAAGTAAACCCTGATAGCGGGCTGGGCCTATGGCCTGGCCTGCTGAGGACAAGCGCATGAGCAAGAACAACATCTGGTATCTAGCTGGACCGTTCCACCAGTACCAGGAAAACGTCAAGGAACTTGCCCGGGAACATGGCCTTGTCATTGTCGACGCCAACGTGGCAGAGGATCGCAAGGGCGCGGCCAAGGACGTCCCCGAGGTAACTATCCGCCCCGAGCTGCAGGCTTTGGCGGTAGTCGTAGAGGCGGGCTTCCTGAGCCAGGACGTTGTCGATCGTCTGACAGCAGAACTCGCTTCCATCGGGGTGATCGTCGAATCGTTCGCCGTTCAGAGCTTGGAGCGCCCGGTAGGCGAGCTGGGTGAAACCGCATCGCGCCTGTTCGAGGTGCTGGAGGCGGTGAATGCCGGAATCTCCAGCCTTAAGCGTGAGTGCGACGGTGAAGTGCAGAAAGTCGTAGGCCTGGAGCAGGAGAAGGTCGAACTGTTGAAGCAGATCGAAGCGCTTAAGGCTGCCAGTGTCGATCCGGAAGTCGAGGCGTTGAAAGCCGCCCTGGACAAGGCCGGCGTGACCTACCGATCCAACGCCTCCAAAGAGTCTCTGCAAAAGCAGGTTGCCGAACTCGGCCAGCAGTAATCCCGGGGCTGCGGCCCCAATCATTCAAGCGGAGGCCTGATGGCTACCTACATCACCGTGGCCGACGTGGACGCCATCCTCGGGCCTGACTGGGCAGCTCCAGAGCTGAAGGACGAGGCGGTCTTCGAGGCAAATGCCTACCTGACCGCGCTCAACCTGGTCGGCATCGACATGGACGACATCCCTGAGGATGTGAGGCAGGCAGGAGCGCGGCTGGCCAAGTGCGCCTCCCAAGGCAAGCTTTACCAGCAGCAGACCGAGGGCTCGCTCGAGGCGAAGACGGTCAAGGCCGGATCGGTATCTACCAGCAAGACCTTCGGCTCGATCGACAAGACCAGCACTGTCGCCCAGCCAGCCTGTGTGCAGCTGGCACTGGCCCTGCTGACGCCCTGGCGCAGCAATCCGTTCGCCTTTGCTGTGAAAAGGGGATAGCCATGGGGCTCCGCGACGAAATCCAGGCAGACCTGGCCGAGGCCTTCGACGAAGACCTGGCCGACGCCGTATCGACGTTCACCGGTACCTACATGGGTCCAGGTGTCTGGGACCCGGTAAACGAGACCACCACGGCGCAGCCAGTGACCTACACCGGGCGCGGCGTGCTCGACAGCTACGACAACCGGCGCATCGACGGCCTGAACATCTTGGTGGGCGACGTTCTGCTGATCTGTCTGGCCAATGAGGTCGCGGATAGGCCGGCCGTAGGGCACCTGATCACCGCCACCGACCTGATCACCGGCCTGCCGGTGACATACCGCGTCGTCAGCCCAGGTATCGATCCAGCCAAGGCGCACTACGAAATCCAGCTGAGGAAGTGACCATGGCCAAGAACAGAGGCTGGAGCACGCCGCCCAGCATGTTCACCGGGGTGGTTGAAGAGCAATTGAGCCAGCGCGTTAGGGTTATCGCCATGGCCATGCTCAACGAGATCGTTCTGCGGTCGCCGGTTGATACCGGGCGCTTCCGTGGTAACAACATCGTCAGTGTCGGGGCGCCGGTGTACACCAGCACCGTGAACGTCGATCCAGCGGGCGCCGAAACCATCCAGGCTGGTGTTCGAGCAGTCACCGGCCTGGAGCCATACACCCAGGTCTTCATCCAGAACAATTTGCCGTATGCAGGTCCGCTTGAGGATGGCCATTCCAAGCAGGCGCCGGCCGGCATCTACGCGGTGTCGTTCAACGGCGTTGCCGAGGCGTACAGGACATGACCTTCGAGCAGATCCGGGCCATCGTCACTGGCCGCATGGCGCAGTGGGCGGGCATTCCCGCGTCCGCTGTCGATTACCCGAACAACCCGCAGGGCCCGTTCGACCCGGCTGGTAAGCCAATCTGGGCCAGGCTGGCGGACGTTCCAGGCCTTTCCAGCGCACCAGAGGTCGGCATCGGGCCATGCGTGCGCCAGACCGGAATCGTCGTCATCCAACTGTTCGTGCCCAGCTACAGCGGCACGCTGTCTATCACCAGGGCTGTAGACACGCTGGTCGCCCAGTTCCAGCACTACAGCGCACCAGAAGGCCCGTTCGACTTTTTCGAGGCGTCCCCGCGGGTCGTTGGCGACGATGGCCACGGCTGGTACCAGGTCAACGTCTCCATCCCTTACAGGGCCTACTGATGAGCGAAACCATGAAGATCCGCATCTGTGGCGAGGTGGTTGATCGAGAGGTTGCGCACATCACGCGCGCGATCCAGCCTGACGGCTCTATGGTCGAGTACCCCGAGCCCCGCCTGGCGCACGACGAGGTGGTTTTCAGGCCTGACGATGACCCGCTGCCGATAATCGTGGTTCGCACCATACCGGCCTGAGCGCCGAATCCCTTCCTGCACCGCCACATGGCGGTTTTTTTACGCCTATCGATAGGAGAAACACCCCATGAGTAGCGGTGCAAAACGCTCGACCGCGTGGATTCGCGAAGTGACCCCGGGGATCACCCCGCCAGGCCCCTGGAACGTCCTGACCCGCGTCAGCTTCGGCCTGGTACCCACCTACAACACCGAAGAGAACAACGAGATCGGTGAGACACGCATGTCGCAGGGCACTGCCCAGACCACCGTGGATGTCGGCGGCGACATCGAGACCAAGTTCCGATACGGCGCCTTGGACGAATTTCTGGCCTCCTGCTTCGGCGCAGACTGGGTCGGCAACACTTTGACCATGGGTAACGAGCGAATCTCGTTCTCCATCGCCTCCTATGACGCTGATGTCGGTATCGCTGGTATCGCCCGGGGTGCTCAGGTTGACACGATCAACATCGAGGTCCCGAACGACAACGAGATCAGCGTTACCACCACGTTCATGGCCACCTCGTGGCAGGACAAGGCCGACAACACTTCCTTCATCGTCAGCCCAGCACCCGAGGCCAGCCAGCGGCGCTACGGCTTCAAGGACGTGACCGGGCTGAAGATCAACGGCGTGCAATTGGGTGATGACAACGCGTGCGTTGATACCTTCAACCTGCAATTCGCCAACAACTCGCAGACCCAGCGATGCATCGGCAACGGCAACCCGTTCGCTGGAAACATCATCCAGACCACCTTCGTGCCTGGCGGATCGATCACACTTAGCTGGTCCAAGACCGCTTACGAGTACTGGAAGGCCCAGCAGACCGGTGGTGCGCTGAGCTTCGAGTTCACGCTGAACAACGCCGACGGCGGCTACACCTTCTTCATCCCCGAGATGGAAGTGAGCGGCGACTGGCCGGACGGTGGTGCTACCGACATCATTCAGGTGGAACTGGAATACACAGCCCGTCGCGTTCCGCCGACCATCACCCGTCTGCCGGCGCCGATCGCCATCGACGCGGTAACCGTGACCCCAGCCACCCTGAGCCTGGCCGTTGATGAAACCGGCGACCTCGAAGCTGTTGTGACTCCGGTAGGCGCGAGCCAGCTGGTCACCTGGACCAGTTCCGACCAGGCGATCGCCACCGTGAGCGCTACCGGCCTGGTAACTGGCGTCGCAGCCGGCACCGCCACCATCACCGCGACCAGCGCCGCAGACGGCACCAAGACCGACGCCTGCGCTGTCACCGTCACCGCTTAACTCTTCGCCCGGCGCGCCCTGCGGTGTGCGTCGGGACTTTTACCGCAGAGGAACACCATGGCCTTCACCATTGCAAAGAAGCCTGAGCTGGATATCAACGGCGAGCGCTGGGTCGAGTTTGCCCCGGGCGCAGAGATCCTCGTCGGCTCGATCGCCAACCCGCTGTACAAGTCGCATCAGGCGCTGATCAATCGCCACCTGGCCGCAATCAATCAGCAAGCCCGGGTTGGAACGGCCGAATTCAACCTGGCAGATCTCCCGGATGTTGAACTGGAGACCGACGATGATCTGTTCGTCGAACTGGTGGCCAAGCACCTGATAAAGGACTGGAAGGGCGTCGATGTCGAAGAGAAGCCAGGCGAGCCGGCTCCCTACAGCGCCGAGTTGTGCATTGCGCTGATCAACCAGATGCCAAGCGTCTACTTCCTGGCCCTGCGCACTGCAACCGACATCGCCCGTCGCGTCGAGGAGAAGGCCGCAGCCACCGCGGAAAAGCAGTAGCGGCATACCTGTGGGGGCGCGAGTGGGCTGGCGATGCCAACGAAAAGAAGCGCTGGAGGCATGAGCGGCTTGGCTCTGGAGTGCCCGAGGCGCCAGAGATCGACGGCGTAACTGCCGAGATCCTTGAGGCCTACGCCTACATCAGCCGGTCACGTCAGTACGTCGGCATGGTCGGCGCGCCTGCACCCATTCCGCCTTCGGCCATAACCGAATACCTCGACCGCTACCCATCGGCGATATGCCGCGAAGAGTTCGATGCAGCCGTCTTTGCCCTCGATGACCAGTTCCGTAAGCACTGGGAGGAGCAGAGCGAGAAAGCCCAGGCCGCCGCTGAGGCCAAAAACAAACCCAAGAGGCGTTGACGCCGGAGGAATCACATGGCGCAGGAATCACGCCTTGCGGTGACGATCGACTCGCGCGGAGCCAAGCGAAATGCGGATGACCTGACCGGTTCTCTCCAGCAAATGGAACGGGCAGGGGATGCGGCCGCATCTTCGGCAGATGGTGTTTCAGACAGTCTTGATGATCAGCGCCGCGCACTCTCCCAGCTGCTTGGCCAGATCAATCCGACGACAGCCGCACTTGGTCGGCTGGATGACATGCAGGAAAAGCTGGCCAAGTTCAAAAAGGCCGGTATCGTCGAGAGCGACACATTCGTCGAGTACACCGATCGTATCAACACGATGCGTGCTGCGCTCGGTGAAACCGCTGATGGCATGAACCGGGCGGGAATGTCTGCCAAGGCCTATCAGGCGGCGCTGCGTGGAGTGCCGGCGCAGTTCACCGATATCGCGGTGAGCCTTCAAGCCGGGCAATCCCCCTTGACAGTGTTTCTGCAGCAAGGCGGGCAGCTCAAGGACATGTTCGGCGGTGCCGGACCAGCTGCCCGAGCGCTTGGTGGGTACATCGTTGGGCTGATAAATCCATTCACTTCGGCTGCCGCTGCTGCGGGCGTTCTAGCCCTGGCATATCACCAGGGGAGCGAGGAGTCGGAGCGGTTCTCAAATGCCCTGATTGAGAACGGCAACGCAGCTGGATTGACGGCCAACCAACTGATCGACATGGCCAACCAGGTGGCGGCGACTAGCGGCACAGTTGGTGCGGCTGCTGGTGTGCTGACGCAGCTGGCTGCTTCCGGCAACCCGCTGCGCACAATGTACGTTGAAATCACCCAGGCCTCTCTGGCTTGGTCGAAACAAACTGGACGGGATATCACGGATGTAGTCCAGACCTTCAACGACATTGGCAAAAGCCCTGTTGAGGCCATCAAGAAGCTCGACGGCGAACTGAACATCCTCACCGCCTCGCAATACGCCAACATCCAGTCCCTGCAGGAGCAGGGAAGGACAATGGACGCTGCTGCCATGGCAGCCGGCCTGTACGCCGAGGCCATCAGCAGCCGCGCAGGGGAGATAGAGCGTAACCTTGGCGCCCTGGAGTCAGCCTGGCAGTCCATCACTGGCGCGGCCAAGAAAGCATGGGATGCCATGCTGGACGTGGGCCGCGACCAATCAATCGAAGAACAGATCGCCAACACCGAGAAGCTGATTGCTCAGCGCAAGGGCGGCATCATTGGTTTCTTCGCTGGGGATGACGATCAAACTCTCCGCGGGCTAGAAACCAGGCTTAAGCAACTGCAGAAGGCGCTGGCAAGCAACGCCGCCCAGGCAGCACAGGATGCCAGTAATAAAGCGCTACAGGATGCCGGGAAGAAAGGCGTTGACCTGATCAACTCGACGTACAAGTCGTCGCTCACCCAGACACAGAAGCTGCAAAAGCAACTGACTGATCTGGAAAAAGCTCGCAAGGACGCGATTGCAGCTGGTGGCTTCACCGCAGCAGAAGAAGAAAAATATGCGAAGTCCCGCAAGAGCATCGAGCAGGAAATCGCGGAAATCAAGACCCGCGAGGCGAAGAAGAATGCTCCCAAGGGCGCCAACAAAGGTGTCTCTGAGGCTGAAACAACATTCGCCCGCTTGTACGGCCAGTATGACCCTGCAGCCCAAGCCGCTCGCACCCTGACAAAGGAGCAAACCCAGCTGCAGCTTGCTCTGGACCGAGGCAAAATCAGCCAGGAAGAGTACGGCAAGGCGCTGGCGCAGGCCTCGATCAACTACGCCTCAGCCATCAAGGGTGCCCAAGGCCTCACCCAGGCCGAGCAGTACCGGGCACAGCTTGAGCGGCAGCTCGCCAATCAGCGGAACGAGTACAGTATTGCTGCGGCGGGCGTCGGCATGGGCGACCAGCAGACCCAGCGCCTTCAGCAGCGCGTGCAGCTCGAGCAGCAGACCAACGACCGCATCCTGCAACTGCGAACCGAACTGGCCAACGCCACGACGGAGAAGCAGCGCCAGGACCTGCAAGCGCAGATCGACCTGACCAACGAGTTCCTGCCGCGTCAGCTGGAAGCTCTGCAGAACGGCTGGGCCCAGATGGATCAGGCCATGCTCAACCCGATCAACGGGTGGACAGCCGCCGTGCAGAACTTCGGCGTCCAGGCAACGAACGTGGCAGGACAAACCCAGTCGATCTTCTCGACTGCGTTCGGTTCTGTTACCCAGGGCATCACCGATCAGATCATGAACCTCAACCTGTCGTTCCAAAGTCTGGGCGACTTGGGCAAGAACGTGCTGCGGGAGATCGTGGCAGGGTTCGTGAAGATGGGCGTGCAAATGGGGCTGAATGCCGCCTTGGCAGCTACCCTCGGCACCGCTACCGCAGGCACGTCCATCGCTCTGGCTGGCACCACCGCTGCAGCATGGGCGCCGGCCGCCGCTTTGGCGTCTCTGGCGAGCTTCGGCGGAAACTCTGTGCCGGCTGCGGCGGCCCTGACCTCGACCACGGCACTAGCCACCACCCTGGCAGCTGTTCCAGGGTTCGCCACCGGTGGCTACTTCACAGGCTCCGGCACCGGAACCTCTGACAGCAACCTGGCCAAGATCAGCAATGGCGAATTCATCGTAAACGCTGCGGCGACCAGGAAGAACCGGGCGTTGCTCGAGGCGATCAACTCTGGCGAGCGGGTGTCAACTTCGGGAAGTGCTGGAGTTGGAACTGGCGGCTCTCCAATGCCTCAGCCAATCGTCCAGATCTACCAGGATCCATCTCGCGCAGGAACATCGCAGGTCACCCGAGAAGGGAATCAGGACTTCATCAAGGTTTGGGTGGCCAGCATCATGGGTGATGGCGAGGCAGACCAGGCTATGCGGGCAAAATACGGACTACAAGGGGTTGGCTCATGATCGAATACCCAGCAGAGCTACCTTTACCGCTGCAAGATGGATACGGCCTGGAAACCCCTGTTGATCCGATGCTGCGCACACCGATGGAGTCGGGAAGGGCGCGCCAGAGGTTGAATTTCGATGAGGTGCCTTACCTGATAAACGCTAAATGGAACTGCGACCGCAACCAGATGGCGTTCTTCCAGGGATGGTACGCACGGACGCTGGTTCAGGGCGTGGAGCGGTTCAAGGCAACGCTCCTGACGCCGATCGGATTTCAAGAGTATGAGTGCCGATTCACCGGGCATTACACCGGACCAACTCTGGTGCAAGTCAGCCGCTGGGAATATTCGGCGACCCTAGAATTGCGCGAGCCGCCTCTGATCCAGCCGGGCTGGGAGGATTTCCCTGAGTTCTGGTTCATGATGAACATCATCGACATGGCGGTGAACAGGGAGTGGCCAGAAGCATGACCACTTCCACCATTCTTGAGCAGATCTACCGGGAAGCCGTCGCCTCAGGAGGCAAAGAGGCATTCGTCCGCACGCTTGAGATCACCTGCCCAGCATGGTCGCAACCTGTGCTCATCTGCAACGGTTTCAAGGACCGGGTGTGCGGCACCGAAGATGGTCGACTGCTGACATTCGAGGCCGCAAACATTGGTATCGCGCTGGCCGCCAAGAACAACAAGGGCAACCAGGCTCTGGCGTTTGGGGTGGACAACACAACGGGCAGGGTCCAGCAGTTTGCTGATGAGGCCATCGACGCAAATGCCAGGGTAACAGCGATCTACCGTGTGTATCTGGCAAGCGACCTGTCCGCACCATGCGAGAGGCCCTATCGCATGTCGGTGGATAGCGATTCCTTCGAGCGAAACCAGGCCACCTTGCAGTGCGGATTCTTCGATCTGATCGGCACCGCTTGGCCGCGTGCGCTTTACACGACCAATTTCGTGCCAGGCCTCAAATACCTCTAAGGGGTTCCCCTATGAAATGGATCAACAAATACCTGTCTTGCAGGTATGAGGATGGCGCGCGCGGGCCGGAAATGTTCGATTGCTGGGGCCTGGTCAGGGAGGCTCGGCACCTGCACATGGGCAAGCGGCTGCTGCCGAGCTGGGGGCATGTGCGCAACACCGACCCACGGGAGTTCACCCGGGCGTACCGGGCTGAGGCCGTCCACATGGAAGTGTGCCAGCCAGAGCATGGCGCTATCGCCGCTGTGATGCGCGGCCACATCTGTGTGCACGTCGCCTTGGTCGTCCAGGCAGGCGGCCGGCTGAAGATCCTCGAAATCAACCCATCGCGCGGCGCACGCTGCCTCCCGCTTTCCCAGTGGAAGCGCGACCACAACACCGTCATTTACTACCGAGACCGGGAATGATCGAAATCTATGCCAACAAGCTCGCTGGCGGGCCTGCCGAGGTGCGCCCGGTCGAAAGCCGGCAAAGCCTGCTTGCCTGGTTCCGTGCTGACGGCCTGCCAGAAGAGGTCGAGCCGGCGGCGCTGCCAATGAGCGTGTTCGTCAACGGTGAGCGCGCGCTACCCACCCAGTGGGCGACCATCGAGTTCGGTCCCGAGGACTGCGTCCAGATCTACCGCGAGCCGAAAGGCACCGACCCATTCTCGATCACCCTGGCCCTGGTGTTCGGCGCTAAGGCGGTCCTTGGTGCACTGATGCCGAAAATGCCTTCGCTGAATAGCAGGAGCAACACGAAGCGCGGGAATGATCTTGGGCTGGCCACGGTGAAAGGTAACCAGGTCAAACTGAACTCGGTGATCCGAGAAATCGCCGGAAGGCAGCGGCCATACCCTGACTATGCGCTGCCGCCAAATCGATACTTTGATGACCCGCGTTCGCAGTGGATCGAGATGCTGCTTGTGGTAGGTCGCGGCAAGTACGACATACCTGCAGGCAGCATCCTTATAGGTGATACGCCCCTGATCTCGTTGGGTGCCGATGCGCAGTACCAGATTTACGGACCCGGAGCCAATCTCAGTGCTGAGCCTGCTGCGAAGTGGTGGCACTCCGCTCCTGAGGTGGGCGCGACATCAACCGGTACGGCGGGTATCGAGCTCAAGGCTACATACGCTGTAGATCCTGTTCCTGACGCTCAGTCGTTCCAGTTCGCTGGCAAGACGGTCACCATCCCGAGCGGCGCTGGCGCGTTTCCCTCTGGTTGGGCTGCCGGCATGATCGTGCGCATCGTCGTCGGTTACACCTACGACGTGATCGATGGAGGGGCAGGGCGCGACATCATCCGCGGAAATCTTGACCAGGTTGCGCCATATGTCGGCATGCCGATTGAGATCGTTGGTGCGAACGAAGGCAGCTATACGGTAGCCACATACACGCCTGGCGTGGGCACCGCTCCAGATGAGATGACGCTGAACTGGGCCTCCGGAGGTGCTGCAACTGGGCTGACGATTGGAACTGGCTTGCGGATGAGCATCGGATTCCGGGGGCTGCGGTACCGTATAACGGCGGCAAGCACCTCTTCGATCTCCGTGGAGCGGATAAATGCGGTAGGAGATAACGACCCAGCCTGGCCAGGGTTCGACGCCCTGACGACATCGACCGCGCTGTTGCAATTGGATGGATCCACACAGGAGGGTGACTGGTCCGGCCCTTATGCGGCCTGCCCTGCAGGAACGACGACGAGCCGTATTGCCTGGGACATTTTCTTCCCTCAGGGGTTGACTCATGTAGGAGAAAATACCGGTAAAACTCGGGATTTCTCCGTGACGGTTGAGCTTCAATACCGCGACATTGCAACTGCCGGCGCTTGGACTTCCTTCAAGAAAACCTACACCCAGGCCACGCTCGACCAGCTTGGGTTCACTGAATTTTTAAACATTCCGCTGATGCGGCCCGAGGTTCGCCTGCGTCGAATCGGGGCGAAGTCCACAAGCACGTCGGACGCAAACACCGTCCAATGGTACGGCTTGAGATCCAATCTCCCTGCGCCGACGCGGTATGACGGCGTAACAACCATGGCCGTTCGGGTAAAAGGCGGGAACCGCATTGCTTCCCAGTCTGAAAGCCAGGTATCGGTGGTTGCCACTCGCATTCTGCCTACGCGAAGAAACGGCGCCTGGACTGCCGAGGAGCCTACTCGAGATATCTCTGCCTGGATTGGCTACATCGCTCAAAGCGTCGGCTATTCGATTGCGGACGGGAATTCAGACCTTGACCTGGAGGAGCTGGATCGCTTGCAGGAGATCTGGACAGCCCGTGGCGACTACTTCGACAGAACGATCGAGGACGCAAGCACGGTGAAGGCCTGCATGATCGAATGCCTGCAGGCAGGCTTCGCTGAGCTGACCATTGATCGCGGCCTTATCCGACCGGTTCGTGACGAGCCCCGCGGCCCAGACTTCGATCACATGTACAACCCGGAGGTAATGACCAAGCCTCTCAAGCGCGAAGCCGAGCATGTCACGGAAGATGACTTCGACGGGGTCGATGTCGAATACCTCGACGGTGGAACCTGGCAGATCGAGACCGTGGAATGTCGACTCGCAGGAGATGCCGGCACACGAACAGAAAAGATCAAGATCGAAGGGGTGACCGACCGAACCCGTGCATGGCGCATTGGGATGCGGCGCCGCCGTCAGCAGGTCTACCAGCGCAAGCGTTACAGCTTCTCCACGGAACTGGATGCGCTGAACAGCGGCTATCTGGACTATGCCCTGCTGGGCGATACCACCCCTGGGTATGGTCAGAGCGCAATGCTCAAGGGTTATGCGCAGCTGGGCGGCCAGCACATGCTGGTCTCCTCGGAGCGGCTGGACTGGTCTGCTGGAGGCGAGCATTGGATTGCGCTTCGCCGCCGAGACGGTAGCGCCTCTGGGCCATACGTCGCAACGCGCATTGACGACTACCGACTGACTATTCCGTCTCTGGACTTCGTACCGGTGCTGGACAGCGCTATGGACGCGCCTGTGCTGCAGTTCGGGCCAAAGGCCAAGTTCTGCTATCCGGCCCTGATCAAAGAAGTAAACCCCAGCGGCACCGTGAGCTGCAACGTCACCGCAGTGAATTACGACGAACGCATCTACCTCGACGACAACAATTTCCCGCCGGCCTGACCGGATCCTGAAACGAGCATGCCCGCCACTGAGCGGGCTTTTTTATGCCCGGAGAAAATATGCGCTACAACACTGGCAACCCAGTTGGAACCGATGGCTCGAGCGATCCGCGCGACCTCTACGATAACTCTGGTGTGATCGACGTTTGGGCAACTGATCGCACGAGAGTCACTGCGCCTGACCGGCTTGGTGTCGAACGCAGGACCCTGTATGGAATGGAACAACAGGTGGCCGAGTGGTTAGCCGCACAAGGCTTTGAGCCAGTTCCGTTAATCTATGTGGATGGCACGCAGCTTACCGTTGATCGACCAACACAGTTGATCCAGCGAAACGACAATCTTTATAGCGTCAAGCTGCCAGCCACCTTCCCAGTGGGGCTCAGCGGAACCTGGGCTGATGATCAAAACCTCCTGGTAGCACAGGTTGATCGGTCGCTGCGCGATGAACTGGCAAGCGCTTCCGGTGCGAGCATGATCGGTTACCGCCAGCGTACCGTTGCCGATCGGCTGAACGACACTGCCAACGTCAAGGACTATGGTGCGATCGCTGATGGCACCTATCATCCGCTGTCCGAGCGCTTCGCATCTCTGGCGCAGGCCCAGGTCGTATATCCGCACGCTACCGCGTTGACTGACTCCATCGACTGGGCTGCCTACCAGGCGGCGATCAATAGCGGATGCCCTCGTGTCCATGCTCCTGGCGGCCATTACGTCATGAACAAGGGCACGCTGGCGACTCGGGACATCGTTTATACCGGCGACGGGTATTCGACTCGAGTTGATTTCAGCATGGCTTCCGGGCCTGGAAGCTGCATGTTGACTCAAGGCGAATTGACGCAGATCGGCGGTCTTGGCGCGAGTATCGTAAAGGGAGCCAGGTCGATTACGTTTGCCGCTGCTCCCGACCTTGTGCCGGGCGACGTAATCGTGGTGTACAACCCTACCAATGGATCATGGTTGGCAGACCGGGACCCTTACCGTGCTGGCGAGATGTGGAAGGTGCACTCGATCAGCGGAAACGTTGCCACGATCTATGGCAATAGTTCTTCCGTCTATCTTTCAAGTGAAGTACAGGTTTACCGCTTGCGTGGCGTGAGAGTCTCGGCCAACGAGATGCACTTTTCGCCATCGGACACATACTCAATCGCGCCATTTAAGGTTTTGTTTGGTGACGGCGTGAAGGTGTCTAATTATTGGGCAAGTGACGTAACACTTTATACCGGTCTTGAGGTTGAGCGCTGCTTCGATGTGATGATCAACATGGCGTCAACGCCAAACCGATCGCCAGCGGTGAATGATGAGTACGGCCTAACTATCTCAAATTGTCATAATTTTGCGGTGTATGGCGGTAACGCTGCAGCTACACGTCATGCTGTTGCCATTGGCGGCATGGACGATATCTGCTGTGTGCCGAACCGGCATGGCCTGATCTATGGAATGTTGCTGGATAACGTCGACATCGCCTCTGATATTGGCGCTGGCGACATGCACGGAAATGCCGACAAAATCACTTATGACAACTGTGTGTTCCGCAACGGCGTGATCATGTCGGGTCGCGATGCAACAGTTCGGAATAGCCTCATTTATGGAGTCTCAAGTGCTGACGGCGAGTGCATCTATGGAACAGAAATCTATGGTGGAACATTCACCATCGAAAACAATAAGTTCATAAGCTATGGGATTGGTGCATCTGTAGGTTATATCCATCTATCTCCAGGGACCAGCCTGGCCGAAGCGCTGCTGATCGTAGCCAGAAACAATACCTTCGAGCTCCCTAATGCTGGTGCTACTTCTAAACCAATGTTCCTGAGGGCGAGAAATAGTCCTCGCCCATGCAGCGTGAACATCAATGGTATGCATATCCACATGGCTGCCGTGGCATTGCAGGGATTCTTGGCGGCGGATGACCAGATCAAGGCAACGCTTGATAGCAATTATCTGATCATTGATAACGTTTATGGGCCGGCTGGCACTCCATTATTGGTGGCCACGGCAAAAAATGCCAACGTTCCAACAAGGCAGATGCGCCAGGCCGGCGCAGTTAACGTAACGACTACTGCAGCTGCAACTATCGCAGCCCCAGCTCAAACTATTCGCTACCCGTACTCGAAGCTGCCGAACGTCTCAGTGGCAGTATCCAGCCAATCGGGCGGCGACCAAAGTACTGTTGGTTCCGTGGCACCGATCCCGATTGCTTATAACGTAGGTACAGGCAACATTCGCCCAGCAATGATTGCCTCATCTGGTAGCTTTGCATCTGGCAATACGGCAAGGCTTCATTGGGTGGCAAGCCTGGACGATATCTAAAAATAGGGGCTTATGCCCCTATTCATTTAAGGCACCAAAAGCTCTGCGGATTTCGTTGCTCCGCTGTTGTTGGCCCCGCCTGCTACCAGGACGCTACCGTCCTTAAGCTTCGTGCAGGTAGGGAAGGCGCGCGCAGTGCCCATGGAAGGGCCTGCAGAGAACTTCCCGGTGGATGGATCAAATACCTCTGTGGTTGCAGTGAAGTCGCTACCAGTATGGCCGCCGGCGACCAGCACCCGTCCGTCATTCAAAAGCACCGAACAATGCTCGCGGCGCGGGCTCACCATCTTGGCTGTCTGCTTGATTTTCCCGTTGCTGTAAATTTCTGCGGTATCAAGGGTGCCGCTTTCGTTCATTCCGCCAGTGAACAGAATGCGCCCATCCCGGAGAGTTGTGGCCTTGTGCTGTTTGCGCGCAGTGACCAGGTCAGGACCGACTTTTACCGTGTTGCTTTTCTCGTCGTAGATGACGGTCTCTTTCAAAAACACCTGCTTGAAGTCGACGATCTTCATACCGCCAGCAAGAAGGGTCTTACCCTTGCCGATGTCGCTAATGGTGTCCATGGCTCGGCCTGTTGGCAGTACCGGACCGGCGGTGAAGGTGTTGCTTTTCGGGTCGAACAGCTCGGTGGAAGCGATGTAGCCAAGCTTCTCGCTGTCCCCGCCTTCAATGAAGACTTTGCCGTTGCCCAGATCGATCGTGCGTTGATTGTCACGATTCTCGACCAGTTGCGGTCCTTTGCTGAAGCTTTTGCCGTCGTAGAATTCAGACGTTTGCAGGAACTGTCCCGCCTTACTGAAGCCTGCGGTGATCAGCACGCGCCCGTCAGGAAGCAGGTTCATGGCATGTACGAAGCGCGGCTCGGTCATCATGCCGGCATCGGTGAACTTCTTGGTTTTCGGATCAAATACCTGCGCGTTAGGGAAGGTCTGAAGTAACCCTGTATTTC